TAAATTAAAATTTGTTAAGTAAATGGAAAAACAAAATATTTTACAGCGTATTTTCGGAATAAACAAAAGGGCATTCATTCCCACAATGGTTCCTGTTGGGAATAATTTTTCCTTTTTTGGTGGGGCAAACCTTGCCAACGTAACAGTTTCATCTGAATCAGCTTTAAAGGTAAGCACATTTTATTCATGTGTACGTTCTATAAGTGAAGATATAGCCAAACTTCCTTTTGTGGTTCAGCTAAAAGATAGCAACGGAAATAAAACGGATCAACCATTTCACCCTGCAACACAATTATTTAATCAAACCCCTAACGGATTTAGCACACCATTTACGCTTAAACAAACATTATTTGAGCGTGCATTGCGTAAAGGTAACGGATATGCTTATATAGAGCGTAACAATGATGCAGAACCTATAGCTATTTACTTTATTGAAAACGAATATGTAATTCCTATTTTAAAAGATAGGAAATTAATATACAACGTAACCGATCCAATTTTAGGACTTACCGAAATGGTTAAGGGTGAAGATATGTTCCATATCCGTGGATTTGGAGATGCCTATATTGGCAAATCAGTAATTCAATACGCAAGTGAAAGCATAGCAAACGGAATAGCCTTACAAGATTACGGTAATAAATTCTTTAGCGGTGGCGGTGGAATGCTTGGCCTTATTACTACTAAGGGAATGCAAAATGAAAACAGCGCAAAGGCATTTAAAAAGTCTTTTACAGATTCATTGCAAGAAGATAATATCGGCTTTATAAATGGAGATGCAACATTTACCAAAATGAGTGTAGCACCTAATGAGGCTCAGTTTATTGAAAGTTCAGATGCAAAAGTAAATGACATTGCACGTTGGTTCAGAATGCCACTAGGTAAACTTCAAAAGGATTCAGTATCTAATATTGAGGCCTTAGAGATTCAATATGTACAAGATACTTTGATGCCGTGGATAGTAAGATTTGAACAAGAATGTGAAGCTAAACTATTGACTAAAAAAGAACGCCCTGTAATGGATGCAAAGATAGTAACCTCAGCATTGTTAAGAGGGGATTCAGCAGCTGTTGAACGTAGAGTTAAAACCATGTTTTATGTAGGGGCGCAATCACCAAATCAGATTTTAAGAAGTTTAGACATGAACGGAATAGGACCTGAGGGCGATAAAAGATACTTGCCAGTAAACATGATCCCAGCTTCACAAGTTGAAAAGTTTTGGGAAGGTAAAGATAATTCACAAGCCACACAAACGGGAGCAGATGCAAGCGGAAGCGGAGCAAACAATAATAATATATCACAATGATAAGAAGAAATATACAACAGCCAGTAACGCTCGAAAAAAGAGCAGTTGAATCAGATGAACAAGGAAGCGAAGTAATCAAAGGTTATTTTAGCGTTTATGATAGTGACTATTTAATGTTTGATGGTTACGTAGAACGTATTGCACAAGGCGCATTTGACGAGTGCGACATGAGCGATGTAGTTTGTTTATTTAACCATGACGATGACCAATTACTAGGCCGTTCAACAAATGGCATGGGTACATTAAGTATTGGGTTTGATGAAAGAGGCGGTTATTTTGAAGTAGAAAAAAATGATACAACAAGCTCAAAGGATGTTTACGAAAATATCCGTTTAGGTAACATACAAGGCTGTTCATTTGCTTTTACAATTGCAGAAGAAACAATTGATAGAACAGAAAACGAAACTATTGTAACCATTACCAAAGTAAAGCGGTTATACGATGTTGGGCCTGTAGTTAACCCTGCATATAAAGATACAGAAGTTGAGGCGGCTCAAAGAAGTTTTGAATTAAAGCAACCTAAAAAACAAGAATTTAATTCCGACAAATACTTATTAAAATTTAAAATCTAACAAAAACAAATATGAACAAAACAAGTAAAGAATTACGTGAACAACGTAAGGAAGTTAAAGATAAGATTGACTCTTTAACCTCAAAAGTAAAAACAGAAGCTCGCGAATTTACCGATGCTGAAGCAAAGGAATTACGTGACAACTTAGATCTTGAAACTAAATACAATAGAGATATTGAATTAGCTTTAGAACTAGAAAAAAGAGCAGCATCTGCTGTAGTAGGTACTCCACTTGCTAACACAGAAGAAAAAGAAATGCGCAACTTTTCAATTTCAAAATTGATTCGTGAGCAGTCTAGCGGTAAATTATCAGGTTTGGAAAAAGAACTTGTTGAAGAATCAGCTAAAGAAGCTCGTGATTTAGGTATCAGTGCAAACGGTATTTACTTGTCAAACAAAGTTTTGGAAGTAAGCCACAAACGTGCAATGGTTGTAGGAACAGCTGGAGCAGGTGGTAACTTTGTCCCTACTGAAAAGTTAGGATTCTTTGACGCTCTTTACGCTCAAACAGTATTAGCTGCTGCTGGTGCTACTTCATTAACTGGACTTTCGGCAAACGCTGACTTGACAGGATTTAGCGCAGGTGTTGCTGCTGGATGGGCTTCAGAAACAGGAACACAAACTCCTGCTGATGCTACTACAGTTGCTCGCACATTGCGTCCAAAGTTGTTGTATGGTGCTACTGACATTTCAAAAATGTTATTAGTTCAAACTAACAACTCAATCGAAAACTACATACTTCAATCTATTATGAAGTCAATGGCAGTTGCATGGGAAGCAGCCGTAATCAATGGTGATGGTTCTGATAAGCCTACAGGTATATTAGGAACAGCTAACATTCAAGATGTAGCAATCGGAGCAAACGGTGGCGCACCTACATTGGCTAAGATTTTGGAATTAGTGCAAAAAGTACAATCGGCAAATGCTGATACTCGTAACGCTAAATTCTTAATCAATCCTAAAACTGTTGCTAAGTTGAAGCAAACTTCAATTGATGCAGGTTCAGGAGCAATGATTTTAGCTTACAATCAATACTTTGGTGGTATCCAAAATGTAATTGATGGTTATGAGGCGTTAGTTACTTCAAATGTTCCAAGCACTTTGACAAAAGGTACTTCAGGAGCAGTTTGTTCGGCTATCATTTACGGAGATTTCAGTCAAGTTGTAACCGCTCAATTTGGTGGTGTTGATTTGATGATTGATTCAACAAGTGCTGCAATTGCACGTACTGGTAAAGTAGGAATAACTGTAAATATGTTTGTTGATTCAGCAGTAAAGCAGCCAAGTGCTTTAGGTGCTATCTTAGACGCAACTACTACTTAATAATAATTTCATGGTTGGTTAAGGGGGGCGGTGTAATGCTGCTCCCTACCACATGAAACAAAACACTAAACACATGAAAATAAAATTTTTGAAAGCAGGTTCGCCATTAGGTTTTGGCTACCATGAGAACGAAGAAGCAGATTTGAACGAAGCAACCGCAAAAGAGTTGATTGAGTTAAAATATGCAATAGAAGTAGAACAAATTAGGACAGCCGATGAAGCTGAACCAAAGGCAATAAAAAAAGCAGTAAAAAAATAAACAATGGCATCTTACTTACAAGTATCAAACAGCGGATTAGAACCTATTACACTAGATGAGGCTAAACTTCATTTAAGGGTAGATAGCGATGAAGAAGATACTTTGATTTATGCGCTAATAGTTACGGCAAGGCAAGCAGTAGAAAACTACACTTGGCTTAACCTTAATGAGGCGGTGTATAATATGTTTTTTGATGCTACTGAGGTTGATGAGTTTATAAGAATAAACAAACAAGTGATTACAATCACTAGCGTTCAATATAAGGACGCAGCAGGGGTTTATCAAACACTCTCACCTAGTAGCTATCAAACTGATTTATATTCGTACCCGTGTAGAATAAAAATAGACACTAGGCCAGCGGTAGGTAATTTCTTAAACGCTTGGAAAATTGTATTTACTGCAGGGTTTACAAGTCCTGAGTTGGTTCCTGACCAAATTAAGTCAGCAATGAAACTAACAATAGGCCACTTATATGAGCATCGTGAAGATGTAACAATGAGTTCAAACTATGCACTAGAGAATGGAGCAAAATATTTAGTTACACCTTATAAACTACCAACTTATTTCATATGATAATAAGTAAGCTAAGAGATCGAGTAATTGTTCAAAGTGTTGTTAATACGAGAGGGTCTGATGGTTCTGTAGCCAAAACATACAATAGTGTAATAACTATTTGGGCAGATGTGAAAGAGGACACTCAAAATGAAACAATAGACGCAACAAAACAAACTGTTACAAGTAACTTAACGGTAGTGGTAAGATATAGCAATTTGACATCTGGAATAAATCCAACATATCAATTGGTTTATAACGGATCTAGCTACATGATTAAGGGAATAATAACAGACGAAAGAAAAATATACAGAACAATAACAGCAAAATTAATACAATAAAATGATACAGAACGGAACACTTATAAAACTACTATTAAACAATGTACTTGTTGCTAAATTGCTATCATTGGACGTAACTTTTGAGCGTGAAATGTTGGACATTACAACTAAAGACAGTAGCAACTGGAAAGAAAATCAATCAGGCGCAAAATCATTTAGCCTATCATGTGAGGGCTTGGTTGTTGATCCGTACAATAAAAATATGATACCAGTATCAGAAAACTTTAGGGATTCACGATGGGTTAAAACAGGGTTAACAATTTCACCTACACTATACGCTGCTCCAGATGGATTTATAAAAGCTAATAGAACCGTAAGCGCAACAACTGCTGATACTATTGAATACGATTTACAGGATTCACTTTTTACAGTTGGGTTATCTTACACTTATTCTGTATGGATTAAAGCAGTAACAGGAACTGTTAATATGGTTATTAAAATAATAGATGACGGAGATGATACAACAAACGCAATTACCGCAACAACAACATGGCAGCGTTTTAGTGTTACTCATACAATTGACACCGCTTTAGATGTTGTTTCTGTATTAACATGGGCATCAACTGGCGAAGTAGAAATATTTGGCGCACAAGTAGAGTTAGGAAATACTGTTACAACTTACGAACCAACAGGTAACACTTTTGCGGAACTATTTACAGCATCGGAAAACGGAACAAAACTAACAGCTTTAGTAAGCAGCCAAACATCAACAGAGATACAATATAGTGGGGATGTGTTTATTTCAAACTTAAGCAGAACAGCAAGCGTAAATACAATTCAAACATTTAGCTGTGATTTAACAGGAACAAGTCTAGTAACAAAATCAACAATATAATATAAAATAAAATGGCAATTCAAAACGGTACTTTAATCAAACTATATGACTCATCAACAGTCATTGCATTACTTACTTCATCTGACATGACGCTAGAGCGTGAAATGTTAGACGTAACAAACAAAGACAGCGCAAACTGGAAAGAAAACTTAGCAGGTGTTCGCTCATTTTCATTCAGTGCAGAATTATTTAACGACCCTGCACAAACTTACAACTTAGAAGATTTATATACTAAGTGGGAAGCAGGAACGGTTATCACAATGAAATTGTCTAGCGAATTAACAGGCGAAAAGAAATTTACTGGATCGGTATTGATTAATAACATATCTTTATCAACTCCAGCTAATCAAGCATCAACCGTAACTGTAGATTTTACAGGAACAGGTGCTTTGGTAATGGCAACAATTTAATAAACTATAAACCATGAAAGTAACAGTAAAAAAAGAACAACACAATGTAAACGTAACGGCTAGGGCTGTAATGTTATTCGAAAAAGAAAGCAAAAAAACGATTCAGGAATTAATGACTGAGATTGGTGAGGGTAAATTACCTTCAATTGAAACAATAGCAATGTTGTTAAAAGCCTCAACTAAGTTAGATTTTGATTCATGTTTAGCTGCAATTGATGAAAATGACAATGTTTACATGGATGTAATTACGGCCTATTCAACATGGGTTGGTAAAGCGTTTGCAATTGCAGAAACGGGAAACTCGGAAGCTCCCACAACGGCTTAAGATTAGAACTGTTTTTTGATGTATGCGGTATGTTAAAATTGAGCGAACCTGAAATAATGGATGGTTCGCTCGATTACATACAACATCGGTTAAACGGGTATTTAATGGAGTTGAAATGGGAGCAGGAACGAGAATGGGAGCGAGCAAGATTAGTAGCTTTTACAATGGCTAAATCCATGGGAGCAACAAAGGCAAAAACTGAAAAGGATTTTATGAAGATTGGTGAGGATTTGAAGCCAAATACATTAACTGATGAACAAATTAAACGATTAAGGGATTTATAATGCCACGCAAAAAAGAATCTGACATAAAGAATAGTTTACAAAACGAAATAGCACCGTTTTTAAAATTATTGGGTACTGAAAAATCTTTAATAACAAAAGAGGAATCAATATCAATATTAAAAGCAGGGAGTGAATCTCTTTTATCAGACCTTAAAACAAACGCTACATTATTATCAAATACCTTAGGGGCTTCGATTAAAGTTTATGCAGCTAAAAAAGGTTATAAAATTTATTTAGGACCTGATTACAGAAAGAATATCGGTGGCGGTCAGTTAGGCCATTTGTTTGAATATGGAACAGCGCAACGTGAAAGGCGTTCAATTAGTGAGGAGGGCAAGGTTACAATTGTATCAACAGGAATGATGCCAGCTCGACCTTGGATGCGTCCAGCGTGGGATGCGAATAAATCAGAAACATCAAAAGAATGCGAAACGGGATTTATTAAATTAATGGAAAATAAACTTAAAAAAGTAAACAAATGAGGGCAGGCGAATTTATATACACCACACTTAAAAACAATGCGACTGTTAATGCAATAGTTGGAACGGGTGACAATTGCCGTGTATTCCCTTTAGTAGACAATCAAAGTTTTATAGTTCCATTTATTACCTATCAAACCATTTCAACAACGGCAAACGCTACCAAAAGTGGTGTTAGTTTAATGGACATAAAAACAATACAAATAAACATAGTAGGGGCAACTCCATTACTTACAACGATATTAGCTGAGGCGGTTAGGACTGCATTAGACTATACAACCAATGTTGGAATACAGCAATGTTATTTTGATTCTGAACGTGACGATTGGCAAGATACAACTACCAACGATGGGGCTTGTATGATTCAACAAGATTATAAACTATTAATAAACAGATAAAATGAATTTAAGTT